TATCAGATAAAGAACAAGATTGGATTAAATATGGTAAATCAAAGTATAATTTTTTACAAGATAAAGTAAAGGAAGCATTATTAAATAATCCGTTTGATGACCACTATCTAATTTATTCTGAACCAGGTTTTAGTAAAACATATACAACACAACAAGTTTGTAATGATAATGGAATTGAAGCGGTTGTTATGAATGGTAATTTAGGTTTGTTTGCATTTGCGGCTGATTTAGCATATGTTCTAAATAATGTAGAAGATGATGATACAAAAATTAAAGTGGTATTTGATGATTGTGATAGTTTATTTGAACCAAAAAATATCAATACATTAAAAGGAATGTTTGATAAAAGTAGAAATGTATTAGGATGGAACAAAGCATTGACGGGTGCAGTATTAAGTTCGTTAGATGAAGAACAAATAGAAGCCCTATTAAAGTTTAAGGTAAAAGGTAAGAGTGGTTTTGAAATACCTACTAATAGATTTACATTTATTACCTTAACTAATAAACCATTAGCAAGTTCTATTGATATTGATAACGCAACTGAAAGTAAGAAACAAATTCGTAAAGATGAGAATGCAATTCGTAGAAGGGTTGAGTATGAAGATTTAACAATGGAAACTGAAACTGCTTGGGGTTATTGTGCATATGTTTTATTAACACAACCACTTATTGAAAAGTATATTCCAAATGCAACTATTGAACAAAAATTAGAAATGTTAAATTGGACATCACCATCAAACAAATGGAATAGAATAACTGATAGGAATTTATCCCTTTTTGAAAAGATGGCAAAGGATATGATAAAGTATCCTAATAAAAAATACTTAAATAAGTGGGCAAGTTCATACGTTAAACTATAATCAATGAGTAAATCAATAAAAGAAATAAACTCTAAATTAAGAGAGTTAAACGATAAATACAAAGAGAGTGGATTAACTGATGGTAAGATTTCATTATCAGCAGTGGCATCAATACAAGGTAAGAAAAATCATAAAAGTGGACATCTATCTAAAATAGGATTAATCGGTGGAAAAGTATCTGGAAATAGAAATGTTAAGAATGGTCACATTGATAAACTTAATTCCGTATCTTCTAAAAAAAGAAGTGAACGAAGAAAGAAACAGTTTGATAAACAATTTGTAATTGATATAATGAATAAATACCCATTTAATAAAGATAGAGCAATTGCATTAGATGTAACCGAAGTAACATTACGAAGGATATTAAAAGACTTAAAATTGTATAAAAAAGAAAGTTCAGCTGAAAAAATGATGAGAGTATATTCTGATGAAGAAAGAAGTAAACTATTAAACTCACATAAAAATAAATAAAATAAAAGGGTTTACTCATATTTTCCCTTTTGAAGCGGTAGTAGAAATACTATCGCTTTTTTTTGTTTATTAAATTTATTTTCTTTATATTTATTAATATGGTAGTAAACTACTGGGGCAACTGCGATGATACAATTACACCGAATGAAATAGTTTGGGGGGACACAGGGGGGCTGCTACTGAAAACAATTTCCCAAATGAAAGACAATAGCAAAATAAAGAAATAGTAATAAAGATTTGGATATGAATATAAAATAAACTATCTTTGTTATATCAATGTTCAGTTCTTTAGTGCCATTTAGGCTGAACATCCTTATAAATTATGTAGAGGTACAAATAATACTCTACCAACCCTCACTATTCTTAGTGGGGGTTTTTTATTATCTAAAACTTTTTACTTAAAATATTTGGAATTGATACTTATATGTAGTATCTTTAAGTATAACTAAAAATTAATATAATGGCAAATAAACTATGTGGTAGTTGTAATCACTCTAAATCTACAACACAATTCTCAAAATATAAAAGAAGTAAAGATGGATTACAACCTCATTGTAAAGCCTGTCAATCTATCAGAACCCTTCCTCTTACAAATGAATTATTAAAAGCAAATAAGAATGGTATCATATATCGTATCGTTAATCCATTAGGTGAAACTTATATTGGTTGTACTAAAAGTAAACCTGAATATAGATTTAGAAATCATAGAGGAGTATATTTTTATCAGAAATCAAAAGGATATTCAACCTTTCCTTCATTACATAATTCATTCCATATATGGGGTGTAGAGGCACATACCTTTGAAGTAGTAAAAGATATGGGTAGTATCAGTAAGAAAGATTTAAGAGAGATAGAAAGTAGAATGATTATAGCTCTGAAATTAAATGGTAAATGTTTAAATGTAAATAACTAATGTGTATATTAAGATTTGGAACATGGTTAGAAGGATTAATCTCCGTAGTGACATTAGGACACGGAAAACAAATAGCAGGCTGGATAGCCGGTAAATTAGGCTATACTGATTGTGGTTGTGATAGAAGGAGAGAATACTTAGATAAACTATTCCATTGTGATAATAGAATAAAATTATTTTAATGGCAAGAAGTTTAAGACAACTATCTACAAAGTGTGGTAAGTGTAGTGTAGTATTTGATGAACAACATCCTAAACAACCAAAGAGAGCATTATGTAAAGCCTGTTATATTATTGAAGCACAAAGAACGAGTAGGGAACAAAGGGAAAGGAGAGCCGAAGTAGGAGCGGCGATAAACCGAATAAATTTATATAGAGATTATAAGTTTGAGAATAGAGAAGGATTTTGGAGAACAATAAATAAAGAAATAAAAGGGTTAACAAAGCGAGATGAGATAAGAGCATTCATCAGTAAGCAAATGGATAGGATATTAGCGGATGAAAATCTAATGAAGTATATAAATGCAATGAGTATGGAAGAACAAAGAAATAACGAAAAACAAATAATATGATAGAATTACAAAGCACCTTAAATGGTGAAACAAAAGTAGAAGTAAAAGAAGGTTATATGTATATGATAGACTTCAGTAAATTAAATTCAGTAAATGATTTAATACTAATCTTAGCATCGATGGGTATAGTATTTCCTTATGACCACCCGAATATAAATCAATTGGGTAAGTTCTTAAATGTAGATAATCCAATTCCATTACCTAATCAACAACAAAAGCCACCATTTGTTCCATTAGATAAATTAGATACACCATTAGAGAAAAGAATTTTTAATAAGGAGAAATAATATGAGTATAGAAAACAAATACTTTCCGTTCAATGAAGAACAATATAAAGATATGAAAGAAAAGGTAGAACCTATTAAGGATTACCTTCCTGATAACTTACTACCTTACATATGGAACAACTATAAATTGATTAGTGGTAATGTAAATGAGCCTCAACCTTGTGGATGTGGAAGTGCAGCAGCACATTGGTTAAAGGCGGTAACAGTAATTAAAGATTATATAAAGAGAGTTGAAGCGGTATAATGAACGAACTAACTCAATCAATGCAGATAGAATGTAATCAAAGATTAGATACTTTGTATAGAAAGCATCACCAATGGTTAGGCTCGGTAGCATATAATATAAGTAAGGATAAAGAAGTAACAGAAGATTTAGTCGGTGAGCTATATGTATACCTTTCAGAAAAGTGCAACGAAAAGATATGGTACTTAGATAGTTTTAACTTACAATACTGCAGACAATTTATGTTAAGCAGATTTATAAATAAAGTAAAGAGAGATAAGAAGATGATATTAAGAGAAAACTTTATCGGTAATAGTTGGGAAGGACAAGATGTAGAATATGATATAGAGAAGGATGAAAAGATAGATAGAGCATATGATGAAGTAAGGGAAGAATTAAATGATATGAAGAGAAAGAAAGGATGGAGCAGTGCGATGATATATGAACACTATTGGATGAGTGATAAGACATTAGATGAAGTAAGTAAAGATATAAGGATAAGTAAATCAACTGTGTTCTTAGCAGTAAAGAAAATAAAAGGTATCTTAAAGAATAATATACAAAACCCATTTGAAGATGATTAAAGATGAAAACGAATTAAAAAACATTGTAGAACAAATTAAAGCTACATTAGGATTAGAAGAATTAGACCAATTAGAAAGAGAATACAATGAGATGTATAAGAAGTTAAAAGAAAAAGAAGCTAAAGAGTCAGAACAAAGCAGAAGTAACGATGAACCTATGTTTGGAAACCATTAACAACAAAATCTTTTTAGTTGGTTATATATGTATATACCAATTAAATAATGGAATTATATGGCAAAGTTTGAAAAAGGACATACATTAAGTAAGGGAAGACCGGTGGGAGCGATGAATAGGTCTACCGAACAAATGAAGTTAACATTGGCGAGAGCTACTAATAGAGTGTTGGATGATATGCCAATGATATTAGATAAGTTAATCAAAGAAGACCCGAAGGCGGCAGTTGATTTAGCAATTAAGTTGATGGAGTTTCATATACCGAAGTTAAGTAGAGTAGAGATGAGAGCAGAGATAGAGCAAAAGATACAACAAATATCAGTAAACATTAATAGCAGTGGAAGTACAGATAGACACAACGATTAGTTTCCAACACTTATTAGATGCAAAGAGTAGAGTAACACAGCACATAGGAGGTACCCGTAGTGGTAAATCTTATGGTATATTACAATGGATAATAGTAGAAGCATTACAAAAAGGACTTACAATAACAATAGTAAGAAAGACAATACCAAGTCTTAAAAGAACTATTATAAAAGATTTCAAAGATATTCTAACAAAATTAAATTTATGGCGAGATGAGAACTTTAATATTACTGATAGGGTCTATAAGCTGTACGATAGTTCTATTCAATTCCTCTCTACTGATGATGCCGATAAGTTACGTGGTATTAAATCTGATATACTTTTTATTGATGAGGCAAGTGAGATTGATGAAGAAAGTTATTTTCAGTTATCTATCAGAACTACTAATCGTATCATACTCGCATACAACCCTACTATATCACCCTATCATTGGCTTAGACAAATGCAAGATTGTGATAGGTTCGTCACCACATATAGAGACAACCCATACTTAGAGAAAGAGATTGTAAGTGCTATTGAAGAATTAGAAATTAAGAACCCTAAATATTGGAAGATATATGGAAAAGGCGAATTTGCTCCTAATGATAAAGCTGTGTTTGGTTTTGATATCGTTGATGATTGGAATGAAGATACTGATAAGTTTAGTGCAGAGTTCGTTGCGTTTGGTATGGACTTTGGTTTTAGTAATGACCCAACTACTCTATGTGCTGTATACAAACATAATGACGAAGTATATGTTGAGGAGTTAATGTATGATAAAGGATTAGTTACAAAGGATATAGCAGATAAATTAAAATCATTAGATATAACAAAGAGTGAAGAGATATGGTGTGATAGTGCAGAACCTCGCTTAGTAGAAGAATTATATCGTAGTGGGTTCAATGCAAAGCCTGTTAAGAAAGGACCTGATAGTATTAAGTTTGGTATAGGTGTCTTACAGAATTACAATATACACATCAATAAGAAATCACAGAACTTAATCAATGAGATGTACGCCTATCAATACCAAACCGATAAGCATGGTTATACTACTGATGTACCCGAAGGTGGATTAGACCATTTAATAGATGCACTAAGGTATGTGGCAATGATGAAGTTATCTCAGAAGGCAGTAGCAAAAGGTAAGTACGCAATAACAATAGGAAGATATCAATACTAATATGAATACAATAGAAATACAAGGAAAAGAATTTACTGAGGCAGATATACTTCAGCTCTTAGAAATGGCTAGAGAACTCTTATCACACAATGAAGAACTAAATGCGAGAATGATAGCAATGAACGCAAAGTTAGAGAACGAAGAAAGAAAGGTTAAGAGATTAATCGGAGAATTATATTTTTTACAAAACCCACCAAAGTATACAGCATGAGAAAAGAAATAGAAATCAGTATCCCACAAAGTTATGAGGATATTACACTAAGAAAGTATTTAGCACTACAAAAGGAATTAAAGAACTACGAAGATAACGAAGAAGCACAAGCGGCTGTATTAGTTACTTATCTATGTGGTATTGATAGTGATGATTTAATTGGATTAGGTAGAGGTGATTATGTTAACATTAGTGCAGAGATAAGTAGTTGGATAGGAAACACTAATCACCCATTACAGCAATTCATATGGATAGATGGTGTAGAGTATGGATTAGAACCTAACTTATCTAATATGTCTTATGGTGCATATGCAGATATAACACAATACGATACTATAACCATTGATGTAAATTGGGCAAAGATAATGAGTATACTTTATAGACCTGTAACAAAGAAAGTAAGAGATACATATGAGATAGAACGATACACAGGTCTTATAGATAGTGATAAGTTCTTAGATGTATCAATGGATAAGCACTTCGGTACACTGTTTTTTTTTGTAAATTTGTCAACGGACTTAGTGAAAAGTATCCTGAACTCTACGAAGGTGGAGGTGACCCAACCCAACATCAGGTCAATTTTGGAAAGAAGTGGAGAAATTATTCTACAATCATGGCGTTAAGTGGTGAGGATATAGATAAGATTGATACCGCAGTAGAACAACCATTAGAGAAGTGTTTACTATATCTCGCTTACAAAGCAGATAAAATACAATTAGAAGATTTAATGCATAAAGAGTCACTAAGAAAAATGTCTTAATAATATTCCCTTCGTTGTTTGTTAAATTATAAATTCATTCCTTATGGGTATATGGTCAAATAGTAGAAATGGTTCACTTCGTTATTCAGTTAATAGACAGAATAATAGTGGTGTGTTTATAGGTCCTACTAAAGGTCTATCATCTCCAAAGGATAGCCGTAATGCGTGTTTATGTTTAGGTACTGATACATACGATAGAAGATGTTGTGATGGATTTCTAATACAACAAGGTATCGGTCAAACACAATCACCATACATTGGTAATTCATTAGGTGGATTTGATATGGGCTTTGGTAGTGGATTTAACGGAACACCATACGGACCACCAACAATATAATAACGAAATAAAAATATGTCAACATTAAGTAAACAACAATTAGATGTAGAAAATCAGACATCTTTCCCCAATAACTCAACGGGCTTTATAACGCCAGTAGGTTTAAGAACTTTCAATACTGATATGATTGATAGTTTAGCTTTACAATCACAAGCAGATAGTATAAGTTCATCTGTTGGTGTATTACAATCATTTAGTTCTTCTCAGTATAAAGCTGATAGTAGTTCATTTGATTTAAGAATAGATAATATAGAAGCATGGAGTAGTTCATTAGATGTTACATACGCAACCGATGCAGAATTAAATTACTCATCATCAGTATTAACTTCTAATTTAAATGCAAGTAGTTCAACTTTACAATTTAATATCAATCAAAAATTAGATACATCTTCTTTTAATACATTTAGTTCATCAGTATATACATCAGTATCAGCATCTACATTCTTTAGTGGTACACAATATAAAAACGATAGTAGTTCTTTTACTACAAGATTAATACAATCAACGGGTAGTATAACAGCTAATAGTTCTTCAATAGGATTATTACAAACGTTTTCTAGCTCACAATACAAAGCAGATAGTAGTTCATTTGATTTTAGAATACAAGGATTATTAACAGCATCTGTTCCAGTTGGTACAGTTAGTTCATCGGCACAAATAGTAGTATTAGGATTTGCAACAACTGCATCCGTTAATACTTTAAGTTCTTCTTTGTATCTTACCGATGTAACACAAAGTATAAATATTACACAGGCATCAGCTAGTGCATGGGGAGCATTCCAATCAGCATCATCATATAGTGCATCTGCATATCAAATTAATGTAACACAAAGTTTTCAAATTACTGCAAATGCCCTAACAGCATCTAATGCAAATACAATAGTATCACAATCAGCGTGGGGAGCATTTCAAAGTGCATCTTCATATAGTGCTTCATTACAAACTTCAATTACAAATAATAGTGCATCTGCATATCAAATTGATACAACTCAGAGTTTTCAAATAACAGCAAACGCAGCAACGGCATCAGCAGCAACAACAGCATTAAGTTCTTCAGCATTTACATCGTATGCTAAATTAAGTGGAGCTAATGTATTTACAACTAATCAAATTATTAGTGGCAACTTAGATATTAGTGGAGCATTAACAGCAAGTA